TTGGCCACGGACTACAATTACCCTGTTGACACACTCGAAGACGGCAGCAAGGGCATTGCCCCTTTAGCCGGGCGGAACCGCATGGGCGTGCCCCGCTCGGACTTACCCAAGACACAAGAGATTGAAGACGCACGGGCGCACATGTTAGCGTCGGCGATGGCGGCCAGCAAGTATGGTCCCGAGACGGCGAGGACGATGGGGAATTTGGGCGAGGCCCTGCCTATCATTGGCAGTAATGCACCCAACGCCACCATGGACAGGCGTAACAATGCCATCGGAATCGACCTTTTTAAGAAAGCAGGCATCAACGCCACTACCGCACAATTGACCCAAATGGTCGACATTCGCGTCTTTGAGCAGCTTAATGCTATTCTAGGCCGCACCCCACAAGAGCAGGACACCCCTGCTAACAAGCCGGACTGGCGTAAAAACTTTAGTAGCCCCAAAACAGGCCCTGATTTATACTTTCCCCGAAGAGATTCGGGCAAGTTTATAGAAGACACATAGGAGTGGTTATGGCAAACGGTACAACAAACGCGGGACTGATGGATAGGAATGTCCCCTCTCAACTGGACATGGACGACCTTGCAGCGGAGCTGGAGTTAGAGATTCCTGATTCGGGCAATGATGTCATGGCCATGATCAGTGCCGAAAATGTCGGTGAGATTGAGATCACACCTGAAGACGACGGCGGAGTGGTTATTGACTTCGACCCGACTGATCAGCGTGGCGAGAACGTAGAGTTTGACGCCAACCTTGCAGAGGAGATGCCCGAGCGCGAGCTTAGTCGCATTTCGTCTGAGCTATTAGGTGAGTTTGACGCCAACAAAGCCAGTCGGTCCGATTGGGAAGAAGCGTATTCAGACGGGTTAGAGCTATTGGGCTTTAACTACGAAGAACGTACACAGCCATTCCGTGGTGCCTCGGGTGTCACTCACCCTTTGCTGGCGGAAGCGGCCACACAATTCCAAGCGCAAGCTTTTAATGAGTTATTACCTCCTTCGGGCCCTGTCCGCACCATCGTGATGGGTAAGAATACGCCATCGAAGGCGCAACAAGCGCAGCGCGTGAAGCAATTCATGAACTATTACATCACCAATGTGATGGAAGAATACACACCTGACATGGATCAGATGTTGTTTTTCTTGCCGTTGGCGGGATCGACCTTTAAAAAGACCTACTACGACGAGACCCTCGACCGGGCCGTGTCTAAGTTTGTGCCTGCTGAGAACCTAGTGGTTCCTTATGAGACCGCTGACCTTGCCACCTGCCCTAACATCACCCAAATCGTGCGGATGTCGTTGAACGATTTACGCAAGCGCCAAGTGGCGGGAGCTTACCTCGACGTTGAGGTGATCCCTTCGCAGAAGGAGTTGACGTCGCTCACGGGTGAGATGGACCGTCTTGGCGGGGTGGATGCTAACCAGATTGATTACGACTGCACGATTCTTGAGTGCCATGTCGATCTTGACTTAGAAGGCTACGAGGACGAAGACGAAGAGGGCGAGTTCACCGGAATCAAGATTCCGTACATTGTGACCATCTCCGAGGACAACGGACAGATATTGTCTATCCGTCGTAACTACCGCGAAGACGACGAGCTTCGCAAAAAGATCAGTTACTTCACACACTACAAGTTTTTACCGGGATTCGGTTTCTATGGTCTGGGCTTGATCCACACCATCGGCGGCTTATCTCGCACAGCCACTTCGGCCCTTCGACAGTTGATCGATGCCGGTACGTTATCCAACCTTCCTGCTGGCTTCAAGGCCCGCGGACTGCGGATCAGGGATGACGACGAGCCACTACAGCCCGGTGAATTCCGAGACGTGGATGCGCCCGGTGGTGCAATACGCGACAGCTTAATGCCGTTACCGTTTAAAGGCCCTGACCAAACATTGTTCCAGTTACTGGGCTTTGTGGTGGATGCCGCGCAACGTTTCGCGACGATCACGGACCTTAAAGTCGGTGCGGGTAACGAAGGCGCTGCGGTGGGAACCACCATGGCGATGATGGAGCAGGGTGCTCGCGTGATGAGCGCGGTGCATAAGCGTTTGCATTATGCGATGCGTCAAGAGTTTAAGATTCTTGCACGGGTGATGTCGGAGAGTTTGCCGCAGGAGTATCCTTATACTGTTCCCGGTGGTGATGAAACCATCATGCGTGAAGACTTCGATGACCGTGTTGATATCATTCCGGTGAGTAATCCTAATGTCTTTAGTCAGGCGCAGCGGATTGTGTTGGCGCAGACTAAGATGCAGCTCGCGGCCCAAGCCCCTGAGATGCACAACCTCCACGAAGTTTATCGTGATATGTACGAAGCGTTAGGCGTGACGGACGTTGATCGGATTATGAAGTCGGTGCCTGCAGAAGATCCGGGCCCGATTGATCCCGCACAAGAGAACATCAATGCACTGGACATGCTGCCGTTAAAGGCGTTTGAAGGACAGAACCATCAGGCGCATATTCAGGCGCACTTAATCTTTGGCGTAAGCCCTATTGTTGGAAACATTCCGCCTGTCGGAATGGTGGTTCAAAAGCACGTCATGGAGCACGTTCAAATTGCAGCGAGGGAGCAAGCCGCGGTGGCGTATCTCCAGCAGGTTAATCAAGCGGGCGGTAAGCCGGCGGACGAACAGCAGATGCTCGAGGTAGAGCGTTTAACCGCTCAGTATATTGCAGAAGGCTTGCAGCAAGTGAAAGAATTATCTGGCCAACTAACGGGTGCCGGTGCCCCTGATCCTTTAATCCAGTTGAAGGAACAAGAGATTCAGGCTAAAGTACAGAATAACGAAGCTGATAATCAGATCGACCAAGCTAAATTACAGTTGGATCAACAGAACCAGCAGATGCGCTCGGAGCAGTTTGGTGAGCGGATTCAAGCACAAGACCGACAAACTCAAGCTCGTATCGATGCCGCGATGGCACGAGAGATGCTTAAACAAGACCGATAAGGGACCGTATAATGAAAATGAAAAATCGTACTGTAAAAGTAAATGGATCAGCGCCGGGCAAAACGCCAAAGGCCGTCACCTATGCGGACATTAAAGGCCAAGGTCGCATTCCTTACGGCAAGACTGCTCCCGCACCCTGCGCGGGTGGTTTGACTGACTTCGCTAATACCTCGCGTAAGATGAAGACCCGTGGCACGGGTTGCGCGACCCAAGGCACCACCCATATGGGGTACTAACATGACCCCGCGTAAGGTGAAGCCTAAACGCACGGTGGTTAAAAAGCCGAAGGCTGGAGCGCTTAAACGCTTTAGCCCAATATCACGACCGCAGCGGTTTGAGGGTGTATTCTAATGCCCGCAACGAAAATACCCCGAGGAATGCACATGGACGTTGACGCTAGGTTTGATAGGCTAGAGGCCAAGATCGATAAGTTATCGGACGCTATGATAAAGGTCGTGGAGCATGGAACAAAGATTGATGGGCTTGTGGGGCATAATGTAACGCAGGATACCCGCCTTAATAGGCAAAGCAGTACCATTGATGAGCATGCCATCAAACTGGCAATGAATACCAAGACCAGTAGCGCTAACGAATGGTTTGTTCGTATCCTTATCGCGGCCCTCGTGTCTGCGGCGGCGTTTATGTTAAGGAGCTAGTATTAACCGGGTCAGCAGTTGAATTGGGGAAAAAGAAATGATTAATAAAAAACAATTAAAGACAATAATTTCTACTAAATCGAGATTGTTCGGACAGGCCCTAGCAAAGGTCACGCCCGCGTGCCTGATGCTAATGGTTCAAGGCAATGTTTTAGCGCTAGGGTTAGTACACTGGACAACCGCTTTAAAGACCTCCGGTATCGTAGGCGTTCTTTTAGTGGCCTTATCCTTTAGTGCTAGGACCAAGGCTATTAGCGATAATAAATATTCAATGTCGGGTATGGTCGCCTTAGTAACCACACTGGTTGACTTTAACGTACATCCTTCTAACTACTCCGGTGAGGCTACCGAAGCACTTATGACAGGTGTGGCGGCTGGACTTCTATGGTTATTGGTTTCATTCACACCATTAGGTTCATCTAATAAAGCGGGTTGAGGTACTTGTGGATAACGCGCTTTTTCTGCAACTACTATTGCGTACTTGCGGGTACCGCGCTTTTTCTGCAACTACGCTAGCAAACTAGGGGAACGGTCATGAGTTTTAAATTAGGCAAGAACAGCATTATTAACTTAACAGGCGTAGATGGTAGACTCGTTGAAATTGCAGACCTTGCTATTAAAATATCCAATATTGATTTTGGTATCCCTTCTTCTGGTGGCTTGCGGACAACCGCAGATCAAGCCAAGTTGTATAAAGATGGCGTATCAAAAGCAGATGGGGTCAACAATAAATCCTATCATCAAACCGGAAAAGCACTTGATGTGTACGCTTACATTGACGGGAAAGCTTCGTGGGACACGGGCCACCTCGCCTTGGTGGCAGTAGCGATGCTTCAGTCGGCGTCTATCTTAAAGTACCCACTTAAATCGGGGGTACTGTGGACTAATAACGATGAATTGTACGGGTGGGATTGTCCGCACTTTCAATTAGGAGAATAGCATGGGATGGTTATCGGGTTTATTAGGCGGCGGTGGCAATATGGTAGAGCCCATTGTTGCCGTAGGAAACATTATTGATCAGATATTCACCAGCGATGATGAGCGAGCGCAAGCGGATCTGATTAAGCAGAAGATGGCCATGCAGCCGGCCTTATTGCAGGCTGAGATTAGCAAGGTCCAAGCGGGCCACCGATCAACCTTTGTGGCCGGAGCTCGGCCGTTTTTGATGTGGGTTTGCGGGCTGGGTTTTCTGTTCGCATTCTTTATAAACCCTATGCTACAGTGGCTTGCCCCTGATTTAGGCTCTCCCGAATTACCTTTAGAGGCTATGATGGAACTCACGCTAGCCATGTTAGGTTTAGCGACGCTACGAACGGTAGAGAAGGTTCGAGGAATCTCTAAATAGTAACCACCCTTAATTCTTACTTATAGTCTATCCCCTGCGTATAAGTTATGATAGGATCATATCTAACATTGTTTGATTATATGCGAGGTATTGATGGACGAAATTCGTACAGCGGAAGCCGTTTTTAAGATCATACGAGATAGACGGCAAGGTGTGACTGATTTGATGATTTATGGAAATGTCAAATCAATGGAACAATATCGTGAACTGATGGGGAACTTAGAATCCCTTAATCACGTGGAACAGGAACTCAAGAGCCTGCTAGATAAACAGGAGCACTCAATATGAGCGCAGCAGCTAAAAAAGATGAACCGGTGGTTTACGACAAAACCGCCAAAGAACTTGCTAACGAAGCAAGAGCAGTAGCTAAAGCAAAAGTTGAAACCGCGAAAGCGACTAAACTTGCGGACGCCTACGCGGAAAAACCGCGCCTTAACCCTGACGCTATCGGGAAAACTCTCTTAGACAGGATGCCCAACCCTACGGGCTGGCGGATATTGATTCTACCCTATCAAGGTAAAGGTAAATCCGCAGGCGGCATTTTTCTCCCGTCAGAAACACAGGAGAAAAGCCAGATTTCTACCCAAGTCGGTTATGTACTTAAACTAGGCCCTCTAGCCTATAAAGATACCGCAAAATTCCCAGATGGAGCATGGTGCGAAGAAAAGCAGTGGGTGATGTTTGCCCGTTATGCTGGTTCGCGCTTCCAGATTGATGGGGGAGAAGTCCGAATTCTTAATGACGACGAAATACTGTCGACCATTTTGGACCCTGAAGACATCCATAATTTAACATAAGGAGAGCACCATGTCGGATACAAACACCGTCGAGCTAGACATTGGCGATGCGGAAGAGACAGAAGTTGAAGTTGTCGAGGCCACCGAGGAGTCGGATGATTCCGGTAAGTCGGAGGACCAGTTCGATCAAGCTGAAACGTCTACTCAGAAACGCATTAGCCGTCTTACTAAAAAGATGCGAGAAGCAGAACGCCGTGAGCAAGAAGCCATTAAGTACGCTCAAGCTGTTCAAGGCGAGTCTCAAAACCTAAAGAGTCGGATGTCTAACTTAGATACCAGCTATGTTGCTGAGTATACCAATCGGGTTAACACCCAGATATCTCAAGCGGAAGCCACGCTGACTCGTGCCATTGAGCTAGGGGACAGCAAAGCAACCGTGGAAGCCCAGCGGGTTCTCACCAGTTTAGCCATTCAACAAGACCGCGCCTCGCAAGCTAAAATGCAGTCGGATAGGCAGCAGCAACAGCAAGCCGCCTCTCAACAGCACCAAGCTAGACAGCCCATGCCCGCACAACAGCCTAAACGTCCGGACGCTAAA